GTCTTGCCTGCGGGGCGTTCACCCATATCGGCAAGGAAGCCGGGAAACGTCTGCCACTGCGCGCAAACTTTAATTCCCCGACCGCCCCACCTGGGGTCGTCAGACTCGACGCGATGTATCATTGCGCGCCATGACTCCCACGTCGGGGTTTTATAATATCCGTGCCGAACGTATCGTCCACTCATCGCTTAAACTCCGGTGTCCTCTTGGCTTCACCGATGTGCCAAATCACGTTCTCCATAACCCGCGCCACCTTGTGCTCGATTTGGCCTGAGAGTTTGATAGAGCCGCTTTCAGCTCGAACACCTTTATGCAGCCACAAGGCTTCGTTGATACGTGTGACAGCAGGCGGGGCCGACCAATGTATGTCACCGATTTCGATTGACTCCGGTGCCCCCGTGAACAGTTGCCAGCCAGGGTTAGCGTTATCGCGTCCACGATGACGGCTGACGTAGCCTTGCCGTCCCGCCTCCACCCACGCATTATATTTGCGAGGAATCTTCCACTCATGCCAGAACCTCATGTGGTAGATGTGCTGCTGCTCGGTCATCCACTTAATGAGTTCCCACGGCCAAGGCCGGATAGTCTCCCAGTCGTTCTCCAACAGGATGATGTGAGACGCGTTGAGCTTGGCTGCCTTGCGGATGAGGTGCTTACGGCACAACGTATTCCCCAAGCGTCGATCGCTTGATACACAAGCGAAACCGTGCTCCGTCGCGAGCTTCTCGTTCCGCTTATCGACACGGCCATCTTCGGCGTGGATCATCGTCACCCAATCTGGGAGTTGGGGATTGTGCTGCGCAAACGTGGTGAGCGTCTGCGTCGTCAGATCGAATCGACCGCAGGACTGCAGAGCGATGACTACCTTCATTTGATGAATCCTGGCGTCTGATCAAAGCCGACGTGCCACACGACATTCTGCACAACGCGGGCCGTCAACGTGCTGAGTTGTCCGCTCTTGAGCCACATATCTTTGTCACACGTCGCGCCGTTGAGCAGGTACATCAGCTCCTCTGTTCGACAGAGAGTAGGCGGCGTCGACCAGTGGATGTCGCCACGCTCAATTTTCACGCCGTTGACAACGTCAGGTTTCCAGTCAGGATCGCGCCCATTCTTGCCCGCGTGCATCGCACCGGCCGGACGCGTCTTATCGCGCTGTTTATGCGTACCGAACAGCCGAAACTGCCACGTATCTTCATCGAGAGTCTTCTGCATGCACCTCCACGGGATCGGGCGCACGCACTCCCAATCGTTCTCCCATACGAGTATGTGCGTCGGATTACACAGCAGCACCGCGGCTTCGATTAAGCGTTTACGCAGACCAAACGCGCCGACGCGTGCACCAGTCTGGATGACCGTCTCGAACCCGGCAGTGCGAGCGTACTCGTGGTTAAGCGACCCGCTTGATGCGTCGTCTCCGTGCAGCAGTGTCGCGTGGCCGATGTGTAGCTCGCCGGGCTCGACCATCGAGTCGAGAACTCTTTTTGTCAGCTCGGGACGATCGCACGTCATAAGGCATACTGCGATTCTCACGGGAGCCTCCGGTAGATGAACGTGCCGATGGGCGGCGTAAGGGCGGAGTACGAGTACTCCCCAAACTTCTGACGGACTTTGTCGGCGTCCCAGTAGTTGGTGATGTGCCGCTCGTGCATATTGCCGTTGACCGTCCCTTGGGGGTAGTACCCAAGCGGGATCGAGACAATGACCCACGGAGCGGCGGCACGCAGTCGCCGGAACACGTCCTGCGCTTCTTCATACGACATATGTTCGAGCACGTCCCCGGCGAAGGCGAGGTCGTAGGTGTCCTGCCCAAAGTCGAGCGTGCGCGCGTCGGCACAGATGATTTTGTCGTAGCGTTTTTTGAGCTGGTAGCCTTCGACGTAGGGCGCGAAGATTTCGACCCCCGTCCAGTGCTGGCCTTGCGTCTTGTAACGCTTGAGGAGATTGCCCTTCCCGCAGCCGACGTCGAGGACTTTCTGCGCCGCGATCTCGGGGAGGTAGCGTTTGATGAACGTTTCGCCTTTGGAGGAGCTGGAGGGCATGATGGGTCTCTGATTGTACCGGTTCGGTAGTACCGATTTTTAAGGGTCGCGTAGGTAAGTCCTGTCTTAGCCGACCATTCGCGTAACGTAAAGCCCTCAACGCGTAGAGTGTTTCGGCGGTTATTAGACTGCTCCTGTGCCGTTGCCCAGCGGCAGTTGGATTTGATGTACCCACGATTGTTGTCGATGCGGTCGAGCGAAGTGCCGGGAGGACGCTCACCCATATCTGCGAGAAACTTAGCGAAGGAGCGCCAGCGGGGGCTGATTTTGACGTGGGCGTAAGAGATTTCCCGACGGCACCGGGACCACATCTTTTTCCATGAGATGTACGTGGGGGACTGCGTACTCGCACAGTGTCCGTGACGCATGCGCTACTCCTACAAAAAAGGGGCCGGTGTTACCCAGCCCCTCAAACACTACGACATGATGGCCCGATCCGTCACGCGTCGCCAGTTTGTACCATCGTAGAAGACCAGCACTTCACCGCCAGCCTCATCCGTACAATACGCCAACGATCCCTTCCGACGCCCGGCAAGCACAGCGATCTGTGCCTTCGTGCGTGGGCCAAGGCACGCGGCACCGCCGATTACTGTCAATGCTGAATTGACGGCACTGTCCGCCATTGCCGTCATCCCTGCGCCCGTCAATGCGTCTCGAAACGTATCGTCGATGCCAAGATTGCCGAGCGCCGACACGCGCGAAACGGAGCCCGTAAGGGTTCCACCAATCGACTGCTCCGACGGAGCGACGATCAGATAGGCATTGGGCGCCGCCACGAACCATGCAAAGTTTGACGTAACATTTCCCAATGTTTCAAACATGTCTGGGTAGAAATCGATCATTGCCGGGCCAAGCCCTGTGAAGATCACAAACCGCACAGCCGACCCTGCCAAAATCGAGAAGGTTCCCCCAACATAGCAGTAAGTGTTGCCGCCCTGGAGCGCCAGGATCGAGTACGCGTCTCCAAACTCCATCTTACCAGTGAAGTCCGGCTTGCACAGCCAGAAACTCAGACACCCGTCGAGAGTAATCAGGTTTCCCTCATAATCACCTGCGCCATACACGCGGAACCCTGTCATGTAGACTGGCGAACGCACATGCTTAAAGTGTGCCACCAATGTCAGCTGCCCAGCCGCCGTGATTTTACAGTTGGACGGTGTCACCACGTCACCGAGCAACTGAATCGTTTGCCACGAGTTCAGCCACTCACCAGCAACAAACGCGCCGTACGTCCCAGCCGCGACCTGGATTACCAGATCATGACCGCGACCGTCGTATCCGCGCAGATGCTCCATTGCCGCCGCAATGCTGGCAAAAGGCTGTGCTTGCGTACCACGCCCGGTCGAATCCGACCCGGCTGCCGCATCAACATAGAGTGTTAGATTTGCCTCCGCGGCAAGGCGAACCTGTTTCGTAGATGCCGGATAGCTCATAATCCTCTCCACCATAAAAAGGAAAAAAGAGGGCCGGGTAGTACCGGCCCTCTTCACGCGCGTGTCTCGACCTATGAGGGATTAGGCCGTGACCGTACCGTCGGTGGCATAGAGCGCCAGCGCGAGGGCTTCGGGCTTGATGACCTTGTAGCCGTAGACATTGAGGCCACGGACCAAGGTGCCGAAGTCGTTCGGGTTCTGCAGCGACTCAACCTTAGCGATCTGCGAAGCGAACGTGATGGCCGTCTTGTGGCCAGCCATGATCGCCGTGCGCTTATCGGTGTTGTCCTGAGCCACCGTATCGAAGTCCTCGCCAGCTTCGGCCGACGGGAGCAGGTTGCTCACGTACAGCGTGAAGCGGTCGATCTGGCCGATGCGGCCGTTACGCAGAATGCTCTGCGAATCGCCCGTGACGTACGCCTGCGAGAGAGGCGAAGACATCAGGAGCTGACGGACGTACGGGGTGATGACCAGCCAGCGGTCCGTGTCCGGCACGTTCTGCTCATCCAGCACCGAGGCAAGCGCGGTGAAGAGGTTCAGGACGTTCGAGGACGTGAGGACGAGCGGAGCGACGTCGGTGCCGAGGTTGTACGCACCGGAGATAACACCGGCGGTAGCACCCTTGTTGGCAGCGGCGCACTGATCGAACGTGCCCAGGAGCACGTCGCGATCGATCTCGATGGCCATCTGCTTCGCAGCGTCGGACGTGAACATGTCCATGAGCTTCGGCTGCGACTGGTATTCCAGCACGTCCGAAACGTTGACGCCGAAGTACTTGGCCTTGTCGATGATCAGCTCGACCTTAGACGGAGCGGGAACTTCGTACGCCAGGGTCTGACCAACAACGTACGTCTTGATGGTGATCGACGGGATGTTGTTGATGATGACCTTGTCGCCCATGTTCTTGATGTCGCCCTCGTACGAGGTGTTTGCGATCTCACCGAACACAGTCGTCGCGTAGAACTTCACGTTCAGCTTGCCCGACCAAATGGTCGGGATGAAGTAGCCGGAATAGGCGGGCGACGTGTTGAAGTCGCCAGTTACTGAGACTGCCATAGCAGTAGTCCTTCCTTGGGTTGGACGCTACGGCAGTCTCGGGCTTGTTAGGTTTTCACCCTACCTGATGCCACCGCGGCGTCGATTTCAGCTTCGATGCGATTGAGTTCAGCCGGATTGTTCCGGTAGTGTCCCGCACGCACTTCCTGATAGAACCGATCGATTTCATTGGCTGTCCAAATCTTCGAAGCGGCATCAGATGCGGGCGGCCCAGGCGGAGTCTTCGACTTGCCGGGAGCAACTTGACGCTGGACTTCCTGCTTTGTCGGAGCGGGCGGCGGAGGCGCGGAGGCTGCGAGTACCTTCTTGTACGCGTTGAACAGCTTCGCGGTGCGCGCCACGTTCAGGGTCTGGAAGGCTTCATCCAAGAATGCCTGACGTGTGTGCCCACTCAGCTCGTCAACTTCGCCCAACCACTCGAGGAATCCTGGCGAGACGTTGATCGCCTCCCAATCCGGCACGGCTGTGGTCAGCTTGCCGAAGTAGACTTCCTGCGCGGTCTGAGACTGCGTCGTCGATACTCCAGTGACTTGCGCTTTCAGCTGCTCGTTTTCCGATTCGAGCTTGCCGACTTTGGACTGCAGATCAGCGAGGGCGTCGGCTGCGATTTCTTCGGCCTGTCGCTTGATCACGTCCAATAGGTCGGCACCAAAAGTCTCTTGGTCCTTTTCCGTTACACGCTTAGACTTCGGCTTCGCCGGTTCCGCAGGCGTCTCGACTCGGCGGGTTGCAAGCTCTTCGAGCTTTGTGCGGAGTTCTTTCAGCTCAGTGTGCAAGCGAGGCACTTCGGCATCGTATTTGCCCTTGAGCGTGAGGAACCGCTGCTTCCACTGGTCGTCGCTGGGAGGGGGCGTTGCAGGCGTCGCTACGGGTAGCGGTGCTTCCTGACCGTCGGGAGCCTTGGGCGTCTCAGGCGGGGGAGCGGAAGTCTCCTGGGTAGCAGGGGCAGATGCCGCGTCTGCTATGTCCTTGTCGAACTTCTCGATCTCCTCCTGCTGTCGCTGCAGCTGACGAGGTAGGTCTGCTTTGATAGGCATCGTGTCTCCTGCGCCGGACTACCGGTTTGCTAGGGGTGGTCACTTCTGACGCATCTTGGCCAGAAGTTCCTGGATCTCGTTGGTGAGGCCCAGTAGCTCACTAAGAAACGCGGCCCGGCCTCTCAGATAGTGTACCTGTACCGGGTCGGCACAGGCCACGAGATGCTTCAAGGTTTCGCGTAACTCAATCTCTAAGAACCCACCGATCTCCTTCCACTGAGGCGTGTGCACGATAACGTGCAGCGACTGAACCAGAGGAAGGGTCGGTTTCGAAATCATGTAGCCTTATATGTTTACGTGCGTGCGTGTGTCAAGCGGTTAGCCCGGCGGGGAAAAGTTGTCCACCACCGGTGCGCCATCCATGAGTGCCTGACCAGCCGGAGACGGGCCGCCCGGCTGTGCCGGGGTAGCCTGACCAGGAGGGGACGGCAGGGCCAGCTGCTGTTGTGCCGCCATCTGCGCTTGTTGTGCAGCTGCCAGCGCCTGCCGAACTCGCATCATCTCCGGGGTGGGGATGACCTTGTCCGTGTCCATGTCCAGAGTCTTAACGACTTCACGCAGAATCTGCGCGCGGCCTTCAACACCCAGGACCTGCATGTCGATCGGGTTGGCAGTCGCGGCGAGGAACTCGTTGCGACGAACCTGTGCGGCTTCCTTGGCGACGAGCGCGTTGGCACCGCGGACTACGATGTTGATGTCGCCCTTGAGATCAGGATCGTCGGCGTATTTCATGTTCCAGTAGTGGAGCCGCTGCAGCATCGGACGCATCACGTAGTTGTCCACGTTCGCAACCACCTGCTTGAGCGACTTGCCCGCGTTCGACATCAGCATCGAGAGACCGGACGCAGTACGTCCGGCACCGCCCGGCGCGTCGCCGGTCAGATACTTCGGAATACCTGACCATTCGTCCGCAAGGTCCATGAAGGTCTTGAGGATCGCGGCGAGTTCCTGCACGCGCGAGTCGGGCTGCGAGAATGTGATGGGCTGCTGCTGGTATGATCCGTTGCCCATAGGGTCGCTCGTCACCTGCCAGATACGCCAGGGACGTAGTTGTGTGACGTCTTCTCCTGGGGCCAGCCGATCAACATTAACCACGACCTGCGGTCCAGATGCCAGTCCCATATTATTGACAAGTGCTCGGGTCGCGGCGTTGACGACAGTCTGTGCGTCGCGAATAAGATCGCAAGGGCTATTACCCCAAAAAGCCCCAGGTATCTCCTCGTAGGAGGTCTTGTAATACGGCTTCTCTCCCAGTGGGTGATAGTTAAGCGTGGCTTTAATGACAGTTGACCCGATGAGCCAAACTTCACAGTGGTAGTCACGCGTCGGGTCCTCAATTTCTGTCGCGTCGATTCCCCACTCGACAAGTAGCGAGCCGGGAACACTACCCCAGTACTGGAGCGCATCAATAAGCCCGTCGGGATTAGTAATCGTGTGGACCGCCGACTTACCCTCCGCCTCCATCTGACCGACGTCATCATATAGCCAATCGCGCAGACCACCCCGGCCGTAAAGATCGAGAACCAAACGAATAGCACCAGAGTCATAGCCATCAACTCCAATCAGGTCGTTGAGGTCCGTGCGTGACAGTCGGTGCTTCTCGATCAGGAAGCCATCGTTGATGCCTTCCGCTTCCGGCGACGGATAGATGTTGAAGGGTGAAACTCGCTCCCACTCCAGGCGCGTCTGTTTCTCAGTCACTACTTCCCAACCTTGCGCGCCCTGCCTCCATGTCAGCAGGTTCTTGTTGCGGACCACCGGACCTTTGATGATCGCGGCTGGGTAGGTGACGATGTCGTCTACAAACTGGTTCAGTGCGTGGATGAACCCGCCCTCGACGAGCTGGTCCTCCATCTTGTTCTCCATGCGCTCGGCCATCGTCCGGGCCTGCGCGCGGTACTCATTCATCATCTGGTCGCGCAGCGTTCCGAGCAAATCAAGAACCTGTGCGTCCGTCATCGGTGCGCCTGCCATCGCCGCCTGCGTCATCGGCTCCAGCACCTGCTGCATCAGGACCTCCTTGGTGGAGGGCGGCAAGTCCGGGATCGGCGTGGGTCGGATGGTCCAGGGTTTTTCGCTGCCGTTCGCCAGCAGCACGTCACGTAACCACGACGCAGCCGCTCGGCACTTGACCGAGGTCAACATCGCGTAAACATCCGACCCGCCCATCTCCTTGATGGCTGCCAGCTTGTCGGGGTCGTACTCCCCGCGCCGGGCACGGATGCTCTGCAGCATCCGGGTTTCGACCGTATTCCGCTTGGCGTCGCGGGCCTGCGACCAGTGCTTGCGCACATGGGCTGCGAGGTTGGCAATCAGGGGCTTGGCCTGCGCCTGCTCCGTCGTGCGGCGCTCCTGCTCCAGCATCACGCTGTTCGGCACAGCGCGGAGGGGGCCGAGAGTGATCACGTTGCCAGCAGTCGGATTGCCGAACTGCGGCGTGCTGCCCATCGCGGGCGGCGGCACCGGTAAGCCTTGCATGTTAAGCCCTTAATGTGTCGAGGGTGGATATCCTCAAACATCTTAGAGGTTGTGGCCGCGCCTGTCTAGGTCACGTCCAACCTCGCGCTGAAACCACCTTCACCTCCCGCTTGGCCGAGCCCATTAAAGTTCCCCGCAATCCTCCATCAGCATGAAGACAAAGATACTGGAGCGCGTCGGCTACGTGCGAGTGCAGATTCTTTTCGGGGGTATCCTCGATCTCCCCGGTCTTCTTGTACTTGTACCGATACCCGCCCCCGAGTGCGGCGATGAGGGGCTTGGACTCCTGCGGGTCCATCAGGAAGCCCGGCTTCCCGTCAACTTGCCGCAGCAGGTACGTGTCCACCGCAGCCATCCGCGCCACCGGCGCGTTCGAGCGAGCAGGCAGCGCACGGAACCCCTCTTTCTTGAGGATGTCGAAGCAGCTGCGCTCGTCGGTCTGCGCCCGCGTCGTACCTGCAGGGTCGCCCACCACGACAACACTGGCACCGGGGAACTTCTGCGCCAGATACGGACGCAGCACCGTCTGGATGAACCGCAGCACGCCCATGCCGTCACTGGTCAGAGCGCCCAGAATCAGGAGACGCCCGAACATGTCGAGCTGACCGATGACTGCACTCGGGTTGAGCCCGAAGTCCATGCCTACGATGATCGGGTGGTTCGGGGATCGGATGTACCGCAGCGGTTCCTTGGCGACGTGCAGTTCTCGAGAAAACGACTTGAACACCGGCTGGCCTGCGAGGCTCTTGCCCCACTTCCCGTGCACGTAGACGTCGATCCAGTCCTGTGACTTTCCGACCATCAGGTCTTCGTAGTAGTCCGTGACCAGCAGCGGTATCCAGTCGGCTTCCTGGCTCATCCCGCTCGGCTGGATGATGACGTTCACACCCTCGGCAGGGTTGGCCAGATACTCGTGCCAGAACGTATCCATGTCTGGGGGGTTGGTAGACCCCCAGATGCGCTTCATCGGGCGACCTTGATCGTTGACGCAGCCTTGGATCGGGTTGCCTTTGTGGTCGAGGCCCCACTCCGGTTTGTGTGGGACGAGGAGTCCATCAGGATAACGTCCAAGACGGCCTGTGAGCGCGTTAAAAATCTGTGGGTTAATCTCCCGAAATTCATCCATGAACGCGCCAGTAAGCTGCAGAGATAGCAAACGACGAACGTCGTTAGCATCATCCAGACCACGAAAAAGAACGTCGCAATGAACATCGTCGAACCTCAACTGGAACGTCATATCAGTCTTGAGGAAGGTCCCCGCCTGCCCATCCGGCAGCCATTTCAGCCAGTCTTTGATGGTGGAGTCGAGCAGCTGCTGCCTTGTATTCCGCACCACGGCGTACCGTGAGCGCCGTATCCCATCCCTCGACGGCGCAATCTGCGCCGCCTCCCACGCCACCTTCATGATCGACGCCGTCGTCTTGGTAGACCCTACCGGTCCGACCGCGAAGTTCTGCAGTGCCGTGCCCGCGAAGTACGGTGCCAGACTCGGCACCGGCTGGTAGTCCAGTTTTTCCATCGTCATGCGAGGTCCTTGTTTGCAGTGGCGGCAGCCACATGCGCAGGCCCATCACCCACCAGTTCATCCACCACAACTGCATCTTCCACATGGTCCAGCACTCCATGCTTGAGAGTTATCTCTTGTACGGCAGGCTTATCGTGGAGGGAATCTATGTACGATTTCGGAAGTGAGATGTTGATGCTGAACGTCGGCGCGCCCTGTGCGGCAGCCAGCGCGGGATTGGGTTCAAGCCCTGCAAGTTTTGTCAGGTGTTTCGCAACGTCGAGCTTGGCGCCCACTGCCTCGGACTTCTTGGCAGCGATGTAGGTGTCGATCACCATGTCTTCGGCCAGGAACTTTACCTTGGCCTTGAAGTCAAACCCGGCACGCTCAAGTTCTTCGCGCTTGTTGCCGAGTTCCCGGTTGAACCACGGCTGGGTGTGGAGCTTGAGGAGGTCATGTTCCGTGATGCCGTACTTCTGCGCAATCTTGTCATGAGGATGAATCCCCAGAGCAAGGTCTAAGATCATTTCAGGGGGTACGGCCAATGGGTCCAAAGCGTCACACTTACTCCGGGTTTTCGGGTTCGGATGGGAATGGATCGACGCAGATAGCGGAGGTCGCTATAGCGTAATCCGCAGGGAAATACAATTCATCGACCAGTTGGGTGTCGGCACCCTCCTCGTTGTTGATCGCTCCCTGCAGGGCGTAGCACTCGCTGATCTCGTGGGTCGAGACTGTGTACTCCCCGTTGCTGAACCATACGATCAGCACTGCAGTCAGGTCGATGAACGTCATAAGCCACTCTCTGGTTTCTTGCCCCAAATCACGAAACTCCGCACCGCGGCGTCTTTGGCTTCGAGCAGCTTACGAAGTGCGATCGTCAGATCGGGGCTCGGGGCCTGCGTCTCGTTGAGGCGCATCGCCAGATCGTGAAACGGCCTGCTCACTTCCTGCAGGTGCGGCGGCAGGTGAGCGTACCCAAAGAGTTGTCCGAGGTAGTGCGGGTCCATGATTGATCATCCTATGTATGGCGGTTGCCAGCTTACTCATCTTCGGAGGGTTCGATGTCATCGGTATCGTTCTGCTCCCATGTGGCCACGACTTCGTCTTCCAGCATGCGGGTCAACATTCGACTGGCACCGATCAGCGCCATGTGGTTGTGGGTGTGCGAGAACGCGAAACGTCCCGAACCCGATGATGTGATGGCTATGATGCCAACGGTTGTAATCTCGCCGTCTTCGGCAGCTTTGAGGTAGCTCTTCAAGAGGTCGATCGTGTCCTCTCTCTGGCGCTGCTCACGGGGAACTATTGTGAACGTCGGTTGGGGGTTGCTCATGTAGCTTCTCCAGGTTCTTGCCAAACTCCACGAGTCGGTTCGTGATCTTGTCTTCCATGCTTTGCAGGCGGCAGTTCACTTGGGTGAGCTGCGATGCGAGGTACATCTCCAACTGTCCGAGCGGGCACGCATACGTGTCGTGCGCCATCTCTACTCCGTGAGTGCTGCAGTGATATTTCGTGCCGTGGCCGTACGCTTGGGGCTGGCTGACCTTCATGCAGCTGCGGGAGATTCCGATCATGGCGGGTTTCCTGGGTTGTGGCTAGAGGCACCGTTTTTATGGTGTTAGGGGTTTGATGTCAAGTGCTTAACGCATGGAAAAAATTGACCTTGCCGTGTGTGCGAGGGTTGAGGGCCGCCATGCCCCAGCCGGGGGGTTGGTCCCAGGGTGGCTGGAGGGGTACCCCCGGCCTGTGGATAGTTTTGAAAACTATCGCCCCAAAACATGTGACCATGCGGAATCACCTGTAAAAATATTTTCAGGAAACAAGCGTTAAGCTCTTGACACAAGTTCTCGAATCATGGGATAAGGGAATCGCACGCCGCAATGGTGCGGTCGGTGCACAAACCACATGGAGACTCAAATGGCCAAGAACATCAAAGCATCTACCCTGAACAAGTCCGGCATTAAGGCCGAAACGCTTGCCGACGCCGCGCGGACGCTGGCCAAGGCTTGCCAATCTAACGCCGCTGCACTTGAAGCCTTGCGCGCCAAGCATGAAGCGGAGATCGATGCGACGAAAGCGCCTCTGTTCGCGCTGATCGCTGAGACGGCCAAGCGTTTTCCGAATGTCACGTTGGAAGCGTTCAAAGCCGATTTTGCCCCGGCATTTATTGAGGCTTATGGCGATGAGAAAAAGGCACGCGGCAATCTCATCAAGTTGCGTAACGCCTTCCTGGGTGTCTCGCATGGCGTCGCAGTTCCGAAGGGTTTACAGAATGTGCAGAAGTATGCGGATGAAGTTGCTCGCCCGGCGCTCATTGAAGCCGGGGTGATCGAGGCATCCAAGGCAGGCCGCAAGGCTGGCCAGCCGAATGAGGATAAAGGTGGCGACGACGTGCTGGTAGCGTTGTCTCGCGAGTTCAAAAAGGCCGACAAGAATACACGCCGCGATATTATCGCGGGTCTGGCGGCCTTCATCGAAGGTGACAAGTCTGGCAAGTTGCTGGCGGCTATCTTGAATGCCGAAGTTGCAAAGCATGGTTGGGACGCCTAACATCCCCAAATAAGTTATAGGATAAGGCCCGGAGCAATCCGGGCCTTTTTCTTTGCCTAGTCCGCATCGCCCTACCAATCTAGAACCGCCGTGCAAGCCGCTACGTTCGCGCGAGGCGGCGTTTTTGTGTCTGGTAGGTAGGGAGATAGCCTAGAACCAAAACGGCCGCCAGTGACGCTCTGCCGTGTTGTATGGGTGTACGGATGTTAGGACTCAAATTGCATATGCTAGACGTGTGGTAAATCGGCAGCGATCTTTTGTGATATTTCAAACGCTTAAGCGGCGTTTAGGTTTTTACGGTTGGGGAGTAAACCGTTTTTTGGGGGGGCTGCAATGGGGCGCAGACGAGGCAAAAAAGTCTTATTTTTCAATGGTTTAGGGCTAAGGCTGTAAAGACTATCTAACACTATTTATTGATTAGAATAGAATAAGACCCCACAAGGCAAATTTGTTTTGGTGGTAGGCACGCGGCCCCGCAGATTCGCCATAAACCATCAAACCCCCGCTTCACCTTAAAACTGACGACTCAATAGTTCCCGCACGGATCAAACTAACAGCCTTCGCATAACACCCTGACACTCCACAACAATTTTATCCTATAACTTATTTTTTGAAGCGTACTACTTAAATAGGCCCCTCAATAGTTTTGAAAACTATCGGCCTCAAACCATAAAACCACGTCAACCCCTTGACGCTGCGCGCGCTTCAGCATATATCAAAGCTATTGTGCTTCTCATAGTGTAAGGATCAATCATGTCATCGAAGAAAAATACCATTCTTAAACAGCTTTATATATCCGCAGATGAGGATAAGATCATCAAAAGCTTTAAGCGTACCTATGGCATCTCGTTCGTTGGGCTGGTTCGTCTGATGCTCTTGCAGCCTGCCGAGTACGCGCGGATGCACGCGGTTGTTTTGAAGGCGATGGAAAAGGACCGCGATCGAGACCTTGCTGCGGCACTGGATGCCGCTGAGTTCGGGGAGGATGCGTGATGGGCATGCTTCCATGGGATCAACGCGCCATGTATGCGTCACAGCAAAAGCACCTGCGTGCCGAGCTAAAGCGGATCGAGAAAGCCATCGCCACCACGTCACGCTTGCATGGATGGTTCGGAGAGCCGAAGCGGCTCACCGAGTTGCAGCAATTCAAGGCCGATGCGCTGGCAATCTATTCTCAGGTTCTGAACTTGCAGCAGATGCTACAGACGACACGCTCAAAAACCTTAGAGGACAGGCGAGAGGATCGCGCACGCAAGCGCGTGCTCAAACCAAAGTTGCGTTAATCACCTAACTGTGCGACAATCTATCTGTCGTCGGGCAATCGGGCACGGCGACAAAGCACAGACCGCCACGCAGGAGGCTTCCTCCCCTGCTGGCTCGCTTGACCAAACTGGCCCGGCCCCCAAGCCGGGCCTTTTTTATGTCTCAACCGTGGATAGTTTTGAAAACTATTCCCCTGACCGGAGTGCCGACAATGACAAAGACCTACTATCGCATCCACTGGAACCTCGCCAATGGCGAGACACGCTTCAATCGTGCGGAGATGTACGAGAGCATGAGCGCCGCCATCGCCGCTGCCGAAACCATCAAAGCCGAACTCGGTGCACAGTACGCGCCGCTCGCTCGCCGCTGGATGGTGGACGCTGAGTATCAGATCGTCGTCGTGGAGGATCGTCGTGCCTAGAGTTCATGGACACGCCAGCAAGGTTGGGCGCAGCCCAACCTATAACTCAT